CCAACATTCAGAATTAAGACAAACATCTACATTACCTTTGAAAAAGTCAATAGCAGTTTCAGGAGTTGAAAGAATTTCATTATAAAGAGGATTAGCAAGAGCTATTTGAGTTTTTAAAGTCAAAAATCCAGCATGAATTGACAAAAATTTCAAAACTTCTTTCCAAGCTTCTTTTGCACTCAAAATAGGACATAAATCCATCATATTAGCTAGAGCACTAAGAAGTGAATCAGAAAATTCATCAAATTTTAAATGCCAATTAAGTTTCTTATTTTCAATAAAAACTAAATATTGTTCAGTACTTTCCTCTTCATAAGAAAAGACTTTATCTTTCCAAGTTTTCCGATTAGCAAGTGCGACATCCATAAGTCGTTTAGGAAACTTTGTGCAATTTTTAAACACAGGAGCTTCACTGCAGTCATAGAATTCGTCATTCATTTGAATTCGAGGTAATTTCCAACATTGCATACACAATGATTTGCTATACATTTCAGATTGTGTAAATGTTCCAAAACATTCACGACAAACAAATAGATCATATCCATCTGATTGAGCTTCAGGCATCTTTTCAGTCCGTAATTCAGTTAAAGTGTAGTGTTCAGGAGAATTCTTTTTAAATTCCTTATTCTTTTTAAACATAGAAAGATCAACTTTCAATGGTTTCTTCATATGTTCAGTCACATTTGCAGTCAATTGAAAATGACGATTCATTTTCTTACAATAAGCAATGGTCAAGGCAGCTTGTAATCCATCATAATCAATCCAAATTGGAGAAGGTTCTCCATTAATCCAAATTCTACAAAGATAGACATCAGTTGTAGAACTAACTCCAAATTTTTCGTTAACTTTGTCAGTATCAAGTTGTCCATTTGGTTTCTTATACTCATCCTTTATTGATACTTCTACAGAAACATCAATTCTTCTATGAAATGCTTCAGGTGAAATAAGAGATTCTACCTGATAAGTTCTACAATTTGAAGTTAAAATAACACACTTAGATTGAAAGAAAGTATTATTCTTTTCTTCTAATGCAGCCATATGTAAAGGATAAGGCATAAGATTTCCGTATCGAATCATTTCCATAAATTCAAGATTTGGTTTTGCAATCGAATCTCGAATTTGTCCAAAATCGTCATAAAGTGTAATTGGTTGATCTCTATACCCACAAGCAAAAACTTGTTCAACACAACGAGTATAGATTTGATTAGTCCAGGTATCGCTAAGGTCAATGTCAGGATTTTCACATAAAAAGGCTTCAGCCTTCAATATGTCGCCAGCCACATAGTAAACCATACCAGATTTACCAACACCAGTTTCACCCCAAAGTTGAATAATAAGAGGTTCAACTTTAGGTCCAGTCTTAAAAGCTCCACTACGTGAAACTTTATCATTCAAAGAGCGTATATTTCGTTGACAGTTTTCAATCGTTCGGCGTAAACTCATATCCAGTTTCAATCGAATTGCTTGTGCTTCAATATCCATTCCTTGAATATAAAGGCGTTCAATATTTCGGCACACAACAGGGTCCACTTGTATATCATCATAATATTTGTTTGAGCAATATTCAGTCACTTCCAAGAACCACTTCTCAACTTCATCAATATATTGCTTAGCAGAAGCAATATTTTTGGGATAACCCATAAAATACTCAAAACATCTATCATAAAGATATTCAATAATCTTTGAAAGTCCTTTCCAAGAATTATCC